TGATGATTATATATTTGTTATACACATTAAATGTTTGATGTCTTTATTTTTTAGAGTATCCCATACAGTAATTCAAGTGGTAGGGCAAGTTGTGCCCGAGGACCTCTCAGCTGTAAAGTTCTCAGCTCACGTCGCCATCTCTGTATATGCGGTGGATCATTACCACCGTCTGTTAGGAAAAATAACAATAAAGTTACTTATCAGGATTGGAACTCCAGATATATCCTTCGGCGGGAGAAAATAAAATCCGAATTTTAAAAGAGAAACACACTATTACGAAGAACATGATAACCACAAATAAGCATCTTGAAGATGCTAATTATGAAAATTATATGCCACAGTGCAAAGAGTGTCCCATGATCGAAGACATATCATATAGCCCCTCTAAGGATAAGCTATTGAATATCAGGAAGAAAATTCAGGATTATTTTAAACCATACAGTATGAACATGTTTTACAACTCATTCTCAAACGATGATTATCTCGCCAAGTTAATTGATGATGTTTTGACTTTTGTCACTATGTCCACACAGAAAATTGAGGGTCTCGGTGTTATCGAAACCATTCTTCAAGCCTTTCGTGTGTTTATTAAGTGTAGATTCCATGAGTCTACGTGGAAAACATTGTCATCAAGGTTTTACGGTTACATAAAAAAAATATTGTGTGATTTCTCGGTTCAAAGCTCGGAATCTTTCTTTGATGGAGCTCGTGGCTATCTCAATTCGTACAAAAATATTTGTAATAGCGAGATCGCTATAAAACTTTACCGTTGTTCTATGTATGTTCTGAGCTTGTCTATATTTGATAAACTTGGTTTCTCATTTGATTCTTTTGGTTATACCAAACTTGAACAAGTGGCTCTTAAGAAAAGGTTCTACAAAAAGTCAGATTTTCTTCATGTCTTAGCAGACACTATACTTTTTTTGGCCGAACGTGGTCATCAAATATATTTAACTGGTGACATAAAGTGCATATTTCATTCTGGTGGTTCATATAAGAAGATATATGAAACTTGCAGGGAACTTCAGCGAAAGTCTCACCTTCTGCATAATCCGGAAGAATACGGGTTTACTGAAAGTGAATTTAGATCAGATCTTGATGATATTATTGAGAAACTTAGCAATGTTGCTAAACATTCAATAAGATTGGAAAAGAGTGATAGAGATACTGTAAAATTCACTTTAAGTGACATGCTTATGCTTCGCGATGATCTTAATACGAAATCAGCAGCTCGACGTAATCGTAAAGCACCTTTCGCAGTTCAAATATTTGGAGACTCTGGTATAGGTAAAACTACTCTTACCAATATATTATGCACCTATTTCGCTAAACATGAGAATTTGCCTTTAGGCGATGAATTTCGTTATACAGTGAATCCTGCTGCTAAATATTGGGATGGTTTTGTGTCATCATGTCACACTATTATCTTGGATGATGTGGCAAATGAGGCACCAGAGATGAAGGATCCCAAATCCCTTAATCAAATCATACAGATTATAAACAACGCTTCATATTGTCCCGACCAAGCTTCTTTGGAAAACAAAGGTAAAACACCTTTGCGAGCAAAGTTGGTTGTGGGTACTACCAATGTTAAGAATCTGAATGCTTATCATTATTTTTCGTGTCCATCTGCGGTTCAACGTCGTTTTCCATTCATAATAACTCCAACAGTTAGGCCTGAATACAAAGACGAGAGGGGTATGCTTTCGTCTGAAAATGTACCTCCTGGTCCTTATCCTGACTTGTGGACATTTGATGTTGATATGGTTAGGCCTGTTGCTGTTAGTGGCGGGCGAAGATTAGCTGAATTTGAAACTATTCACAAAAATATTGATTTACGAGAATTGTTGACTTGGTTAAACCATGCAATAACAAGTTTCAATGTTGATCAAAATCGTGTACAGGATTGCATTCTCCAGATGCGTAAAGTTAAATTATGTCTTTGTTGTAATATTCCGGATACGATGTGTG